GATCAAGCGCAGTATGAGTCATTGCTGAATCAGTGCCAAACCAAGTATTCTTGGCTGCCCATTCTTCTGCTTTTGGATCATTTACTGTTTTTCTTGGTTGTTGATATGCAGGTTGTTCTACTTCTTTTGTTGTAGGTGTGTCAGCTATATCTTTTAAAGCACCTAATCTAGAAGCATCTTGAGCAAGTCTAGCCATTTGTTCTTGTGCTTTAACTTGACCATCTACATCGCCAGCTTCAATTGCTACTCTCAATGCTTGTCTTGCAGCATCCATGTTAGTAGTAACTCTTGATTCGAATTCTTTAACATATGATTTATCCAGAGTAGACATTTTCTTTTCAAGTCTATCTGAATTTGCTTTCATTGAGTTTGCAAAAGTTATGGCTTCTTCTTTTTGTCTTTCTGCTTCTCTCATCTTACGAGTAAGCTTTGCAATTCTTTTTTGAACTCCTTCGCTATATTCTTTTAACTCGTCCTTTTCATCTTTCTTTTCAAGTTTAGTTTCTCTTTCGTTTTCAAAAGTTTTGTCAACTTGAGATACTTCTTCAACTTCAATCTTCTCTTCCTTGGGTGATTCAACTTTTTCTGGTTCACCCTTATCGTCTAAATTAATTTCAGTTGCTTTTTCATCAGCTTCACCGACATCAATAAGATTATCTACTTTGTTTTGGTTCTCTGTTGGCATAGTTTCCTTCCTATGTTGTTAAATATAATGAAGAACTGATTCGGGATCACCTATGGTCCCTAACACTTCATCATCGTTTAGTATTCGCACTTCTCCACCTTCTATTGGTAAACGTGCACCAGCATATCTAGCAAACATTACCCAATCTCCTATTTTGCACCACGGTTCTTTAAATTTATCTTTATCCGCATATGCAAGATCTCCCATTTTTAAAACATAGCCACAAGTAGTTGCAATTCTAGCTTTGTCTAATTGTTCTTGAGAAAATAATATTCCACCTTTAGTTTTTTCTTTTGGTGTAAAAGGTAAAACTAAAAGTCTATATCCAACTGGTGTAGGTAATTGATCTACTACATCCTTTATATTGTCGGGATCTAATCTTTTTGCGTGAGGTTCTTTTGGTTCGTTTTTGTATTTTTCTTCTAGAGCTAGTCTAGTTTTTGGTATTTCCTTTGATGTCGATAACGTTTCCTTGTTCATCTTGCTCCTTGTCATTTTTTAGCAGGTTAGAGATTTCCTGTATTACTATTTGATAAGCATGTGCTTGTCCTAGCATATACTTATATTTTTCCATACTGTCAACCCCGCCAGTAATCATACTGTCTCCTATTTGTTGTAGAGTTGCATCTATTCTTCTTTTAAGTTTATCTATTATTGTTAGTTCTTCTGATAGCATCTTTACCTTTCTTAAATATAGCAGCGACTTTTGATTTACCCATAACCTTGGCACGCTGTTCTCCAACGGTTAGAATTTGAATTTTTCTAGCAAACGGCTTACTAATTTTTTTAACTTTCGCCACTGTTTTGCGCGCATCCGCCGGCGTTGCGAACTTAATCCCAACAGTGTCACGTGGGTTTTCATCAGTGTAAAGTCGTCTACCATGTTTTTTTCCAGGATGTTTACCTGTTCCTTTTTTTGGATCACTCATAGTTTAAAAGCCTGTAGTTCTTTTATTTTTTCTTGAGCATCTACAATTTTTTGTAAAAGTTTATCTATCTCTTCTATGTGTTGTGGGTGTTCTCCTATACCCACAGAATTATCTAGATAAATTTTTATAGTTGCATCTGCTTCTGATATTTGTGCTTGGTATTTATCTTCGAGTGCTTGTAGTATTGCCTGTCTTAACATTTCCACCTTCTTCTAGCCTGACGTAGTCTAGAATTAGGATCTCTTGCAGCTTTAGGAAATTTTTTCATTTGTCCTGCACTTCTTGCGCAGTACGATTTTCGCCTTTTAGCGGCAGCGGACCCTTTTTTTACTTTACCAGTCACAGCTGTTTTTAATTTAGAACCGGGATTTTTTCTTCGGTAGGCAGCGACACCGGCTCGAGTCATGCCTGCTCCGGCCTTTGTAGGCCTGAAATTTTTTTTATTTCTTTTAGGCATGTTGTCTTGTCGTCTTCTCACTATACTAGACCTCCCATACCCATATTTTTTCTTTTCTTAGCAAACGTTGCAGCTCTATCAGGAGTTGGTCCTTGATTAGCTTTCGCTTGTTTTCTTCTTACGGCACCCGCACGCTGCCCTTTGCTCATCGCTCTTGCTTTTGCAATAGGCACGCATTTTGGATATTTTTTTCTTTTTTCTCCACCACTTCGACCACACTTCGGGTATGAGCCATCTTTTCGCTTGTTCGCAATATCGACCCAATTTTCCTTCACCCATGATCTTAATCCTTTTTCGGCCATTAGACCTCTATCATTGTAGTCATGTCTTCAATAACGAAGCCACCTTCACGCATTTTTTTTCTTTTTTTATTTTTCTTACCGCCTGGTGTAACTTTACCAGAACAAACTGCAGAAGCATACATATTGGCATAGGCCGATGGGTACACTTTAAATTTTCGCTTCGCTGCGGCCTTACCTTTTGGACATAGTTTTCCCATATTATTACCTATCTATTATCTCTGACATTTTTTTATTAATTTTAGGTTGATTAGCTCTTGTTCGTACCTTAGTTCTTGTCTTTGAGTCTTTAATACCATATTCTTTCATTACTTTTTCTCTTGTTTTAATAATACTATCTTGCTCTTTTCTTTTTCTAGCAAGATTTTTTCCTGGCTTTACAGATTTAATAGCACCTTCACCTCTATTAATTTTTTTCTTGCCAAGTTTGCCTAACATGCCAAGACCTCTTACTGCTATTCCAAATGGTCCAGCCATTATCTTTTCCTCGCTGTCTGTTTTGCTCTCGCAAAGTTAGCTGCGGTTGGTGCACCCTTTGCACCTTTCTTTCGCATCTTTCCGCCTCGTTTTCTTTTAGCGTGTATGTTTGCGTATAAACCTTTTCCAGCCATTATTTTTTCTTTTTCTTATCTACGTTTTTTATTTTACCTTTGTTCTTAGATGCATAAAAAACTTGTTCTGCTTTTTTCTTACCATAAGTCTTTTTCATAGACTTCATGATTTTTTTACCTTTTGGGGTAAGAGGCATTATCTAACGCAGCCTCCACCTCTCATAGCTTTACCCATTCCAACTCTGCCACCTTTTTTCATGTAGCCCATTTTGTTTCTAACTTTAGTTGGAAGTTTTTTTAAACCTTTTTGAGATGGCTTAACTTTTTTTAAAACTTTACCACCATCTTTTTTTACTTCTATAAGAGTAAGTCCTTTAGGTAAATTAAAAGGACTCATTTTTCTTTTTCGTTGTTCATCTCTTGGTGTTTGTGGTCTACCTGTTTTTGGTCTTGGTGCTGGTCTCCTTTTAACTTTACCACCATCAGCTTTAAGTTCTCTTACGATTCTTTTCTTTTCATCTTTAAGATTTCTTGCGCCTTTTTTAGTAAAAGCTTTTTCAGCATCAACTCTACCAAGCTCTTCAAGTCTGTTCATTCTTCTAGTGTTAGCCATACTACTACCTGTTAATCTTTCCAGATTTTTTAGCTTTAGATCCAAACTTACCATAAGACTCATCTCTGCTAGCTTTTAATTGTTTAGCAGTTCTTTTCTTTTTGATTCTCATAGCTATTGATTCATCTTTTCTAGCTTTGTAACCTTGTTTCTTTTTACCAACTTTACCACCTTCTTTGTACATCTTGCCACCTTTCATACCCATGTCATCTTTGTAGTAACCTGATCTCATATCTTTTCTTGCAGTTGACATTCCGCCACCCATTTTTTTTACTCTGCCACCAGCTTTCATCTGATTAGCAACTTGTTTGTTATATCTTCTATTAGGCATTATTTTTTTCCTCCGTTCCTAAATATTTGTGTACCCTTTATACCATATATACTCGCCACGACAAGGATCCACAAGTTGGTGAACCATGACGGGAGCTGTGAGAACATGTCAAAAAATAATTTGACTTTGTCCATTGCTGTCGGATCATCTGATACGACTGCCCAGGCCAGCACCAACACGGGCAAACTTAAAATTATGAGAACGGCCTCGTCTTTCCAGTCTGATTGACGAGCTTCTAGCAATTTGCCCTGGTAAGCTTCGTCACCTCGAGCCATCTTTTCAGCATGCATTAATTGTGCATCTGACATTGCCATTTTTGTTCTCTGCTTGTTAGCATAAATCTTACTTCCAGCAGAAACGGCTAATTTAATTGCCGATAACCACATGATTTAATACCAAGTTGCTTTAACAGGTTTTTTATCCGGTCTCATTCTTCTTGTACCCTTAACATCTACTACTTGTGATGTCATTGGATCTGTCATTTCAACAGGAATGCCACCTTGTTGCTCGCCTTTTGCGTTAGCACCAAGTTCAGGAACAACTTTTACGTTGTTAGCTCCGTTTTTTGTTTTTCTAACCATATTTAACTCCTTAAGTTTTAGTATTATAGTTAATTTTTCTTAAAATTTCTACCGAAATCGAATTTCTTGCTTGCGATAGACATTTCTTGTTTTTCAATTGAAGTATCAGCTCTTAAATTTGCTAATTCTTCGTTTTGATCAAGCTTTTCATCAAACTGTTGTTGGTTCATCATAGCCTTCATAGTGTCTAGACTAATTCTACCCTCATCATAAGCTCTTTTTGCTTCATCTGCTCTTGCTTTGATGTCAAGTTCTCTTGATTTTAGTTTAAGTAGTGGGTCACCACCAAATTCAGTCAAGATTTTTTGCTCTTCAGCCATATAATCTCTAGTCATCTCAGCAATTAACTTAGCTTTTCTTGCATTTATCTTACTTGAGAGTGCATTTGCTTGTGCAATTAGCTCTGGATTCTGTGGATTTTGTTGCAGCATCATTTGCATTTGCTGTGCTTGTTGTAATTCTTGTTGAAACTCTAGTTGAATTTGTTCTTGTGCCATTAAACTTATTCGCTCTAATATATTTTTCTGTAATGCACCCATAACCATTGGTGAATTTTGCACCATGTTAGATTGCATAAAGCTTAAGTGTGAATCTATGTGAGCTTTGTGGTCCTGTCCTGGAAAAGCCTGAAAAGGTTTTCCGGCCATCGCTGCAATTTCTTCCAAACTTGGATCAATTGGTTGTGGCTGGACAGGAGGAGGTAAAATTGCATTAATATTTTTTACCCCTAAAGCTTCATACATCGATCTATATGCTTGATATAAATCGTGCACTTGAGGATTCGATTGCGCGAGCTGGAGTTGCGATTGCGCCATCGAAATTCTTTGTGTTTGAGAAAAGATATTTGGATCTGCTATTGGTAAAATATCTATTCTGTCATCGAAGTCTTGTACTTTAATATTTCTTGTTGCACCTGGAACATCGTAAGGATACTCCTGTGGTAAATAAGTTTTAAAAACTTCTGCTAATAATTTAAATTCTTGTTTTAATCCTACATATAATCTTTTGTGTATGGCTGACATTACCCGCGATCCACGTTCCAATAACGCCACTGTAGTACCCACGGCTGCTTGTTGGTTCATGTCGCCCACTTGCATATCAGCGATAGCCGCGAAACGTTGACCTGCATTAACAACAATACCCATCAATTGTAATAGTGTTGCATCAGGCCCTTTAAAAGGTAGCTGCATAAATTGATCTTTGATATTGCCACCAGGTGCATCAACATCTCTAAACTCACCAGGTTGTAATGGTTGTGCATCATCTCTAATTCTTATACCTCTAGTTTTAAAACCAGCTGGTAAGTTTGCTAAAGTTCCTGCATCTAACAATTGTCTTAGAGCTGCAGTTGCAGTTCTAGTTAAACCACCAATCATGTGTATCAAACCAAAACCATAGAAACCTGTACCAGGTAAAAATTTAAATTGTACAAAGTATTTTATTTTTTCTTTTGTTGGATCGTCTTGTGTAAAGTTTCTTCTGATTGATAAAATTTTATTATTAGATTCTGCAATCGTTACAATGTATGGAAGTTTAATTCCTGTTTGTTGTCCATCAGTTCCCATGTCTTCAAAACCAGGTAAGTCTAAGTTGACATGCATTTCTAAAATTGTGAATTGATCTTCTTGACCATCTTTTGAAATACCTTCTAACTTTCTTTCTTTTTCTTCTAATTGATTTGTTGTTACAGGTGGTTGTCCTAATTCTATGTCTCTATAAAAACCTGACACTTGTTGTTTTCGTAATTCGTTTTCTGACATTTTAATTACATGTACAATAGCCTCTGCATCTTCTAATGAGTTTGCAGAATATGGTACAATCAAATCATCTGCAGGAACAAATTTAGAAACGGCTCTACCTAAAAGATCATCATAATAAACTTTCTTAAAGGTAGATCCGGATAGAGGGAGGTAAAATAACATTTGATCAAACTCTGGTTCATACTCTTGCATTTGATCCATGAGTTGATAGTTCATAAAATCTTTTACTCTGTGTGCTTGGTCTTGTTTTTCATTTGTAACGTCACCTAAAATTTGTGCACGCACTGGACCATCAGCTGGTAGTAATTCTTTGTAAGCTTGCGCTTGAAACTGTGTAACCGCTTCAGCAAGTACAGGGTGGTTAACACCTGATGCGCCTCTGAAAGGTTCTGTTCGTCTTTCGTATTTAAATCCTAATAGATCTAAACCTTCTCTATAAGACTGTTCCCAGTCTCCACGAGATTCTTTGTATTCTGTGTATTTGTCAAATAGACTTGTGCCAAGTTCATCTAAGTCTTGGTCTTCCATAACTTCTGCTAAATTTTGAAAATGATCTGTTGATTGTAGTGGACCTGTTGATGGATCAAAAGATACTTCTGCTCCACCTTCTTCATCCATAGTTACTTCAACATCTTCTCTTTTTACATTATCTTCAATAGGAGTTGTTACTTCTGTTTCTACAAAAGCTTCATCCTTAACATCTACATTTGGTAATGGTTTATCTATCTCTGCCATAGCTCTTTCCTGTTAATTATTTCACACCTTTCAAGGCTGACACTATACCCCCATCAAAGTAAGAAGTAAAGCTCTCATCCATAACGTCGTAGGTGCCTTCATCTAAAGGCATTGAATAACTTTTAGCTATTTCTTGTTTACGAAACTCTGGATCATTTCTCATTTTATACATATCGATGGCTGCTTGTGGATCTCCCATAAGAAAAGCAGTTGCTTGATCTCCAAGTCCCAATTTAATACCCATGTCGTCTGCTTTAGCTGCTGCAGACATAACAGCGTATGGTCCTACCACAGCGCTTAAAGGTTTAGCAACTTTGCTAGCTCCACTTAAAATTTTACCTGTACCTTGAGCAATTTGTTTAAAGACTCCTTTTGGAATTTTAGCTCCTTTTTGTTTTGCTATTCTTAAGCCTTCAGCTAAGTCTAATTCTTTACCAAAAGTTCTACCACCTCTTTTAACCATAGAAGGTTGAGATCTAATATTTAATTTTCCTATGTCTGTTTTAAATATATTAAATGCTTTTTTTCTATCAGCCAAAGGAGTTTTAGACGTTTTAGATTTTTCCCAAGATTTTTCAAAAGTATCTCTTATTCTAAATTCTTTGGTATTGTCATCATAAAAAGCTAAACTTGTTTTTAATGGGTTTGATTGTCTTCCCACATCGTGTTGAATTGTAAAAGCGTTAGTAGACATCCCCGTATTGTAATTAGGAATTAATGCAGTGTTAACACTGTTTCTAAGTCCTGGTGTGTTATTAATAAAAGCTTTTTGTCTGTAGGGTTTAATAGCATCATCATAACTTTTAATGCCAAATGATTTTGCATTTTTAACAATAAAATTTTTATAAGTGTTATAATTAAATTTTTTGCCTGTAATTTTGTCTACAATTTCTATTTTATTACTGTAGAAATCTTTTGGAGACATACTTTTTTCATAACCGGATTTTAAAACAAATCTTCCTTTACCATCTATATTTTTTTTAGACGTTAAAACAGCATCTTTCCATATTGCTTCCTCTGCAGTAAATGCAGGAGGATCCATTCCTAATTTTTGATATTCTCTAGCTTTGGTAGCTTTTCTATATTGTTTTATTTTATCTCTCCCCTCTTCAGTTTTTTTCATTTTAAAATATCTTTTTCTTTGTGCTTTTCTTCTTTTTTCTTTTGACTTTTCACTTCTTCCTTTAGCTGGTTCCTTTTTAAAAGAACCAGATAAATTGTAAGATCTTAATCTATCCGCAACTATATTTTTTGTAAATTTTCTACCCTCTTTAGTTTTGTAAGTTTTTATCAACTCTACAAATTCATTATAAGTTTTATCCTTGTTTTGATTTACTAATTTAATAAAATCATCTTTACCTATTTGATTTTTTTTAAGTTTACCAACCCCTCCAGTTTCACCTGTTACTTGTCCTTGTCTAATATTTGATCTTTCAAATTGTTTTAAAGATTCCCAAAGATCAATCCCTGTTTTGCTATACTTTTTGCTGTATACTTTTTCAGTTATTTCTAATTGTTTTTTAGTTGGTGGTTTAACTTTACCACCTTTATCATAACCCTGCCTCATCGCTTCGCGCACCGCTTCACCAAAGTCATAGCCGTCATCCATGAGCTCGTCTACTTTCTTTCTAAACGCTGCGGCTGCAGCTTCTTCAGATGAACCGTTTAATAATCCACCACCTGCTTTTGGATTACGTTTCATAAAGTCATTGATTGCTTGCATCTGTATTACATCAGGTCTAGGTTTTGGTCTAGCGATTGTGCTTGCTTTTCTAATTGTTTGTTTACCTAACTTCCTCTGAAGTTTATCTAGTATGCTTTCAAATTGTCCGGGCATTATTTTAGCCTGTTGTAAAGATATACTCTTCCGCCGTCTTGAAAAGAACCCATTGTATCTGAACCACCTGCATCACTTGGATCATTACCTCTACTTCTACCTCCACCACCCATAAAATCAGAAGATGGATTGTAGCCAAATTGATAACCACCAGTTCTATTTGCAATATTTTGTTGTTGTAATTCTCTTGCAAGATCTCTAGCGGCTGCTTCCTCTTGTCTTTGTTTTTCAATTGCTCTTTGTTTTGCAAACTCAATTCCTTTTCTTGCTAAATTAAAAGGTGTAGGTAAATTTTTAAAAGCGTTAAAAGCTGCAATACCAAATTTACTTAATTGTCCTGGTAGTGTTCTTCCAACATTATAAGCATCTGCTTCATAATCCATAACTGCATCTTTGTTTACAAAGTCACCAATAGTTTCTTTTCCTAATCCAAAATTTGCAGATGAATAACCTAAACCTGCATATGGATCTGTTGGTCCTCGAGGGGGTCCATCAAAACCATCACCATCACCACCTCGATCTATATTTTGATTTATAATATTTGGAATACCAGGTGTTGCTGGTGTTTGAGTTGGTGTTGTAGTCGGTGTTTGAGTTGGAGTTGTTGTTTGACTAAAATCAAACAAAGCCAAATACTGTGGTAAAGTATATTTACTTTGTAAAGTTGGATTAGAGTTATATGTGTCTATTAAATTTTGTCTTGTTGCCATTAGTAATAAGTTCTCTCTATTCGTGGTAACTTGTCTTCTTTTTCATCATCAGGGTGTATTACAAATCCGCCCTGTCTAAAACGCATTACCGCTTGTGTTGTACTATCCACCAAATCATCATGATCTCCATAAGGAAATGATGCACACTCTTCAATCACTTCTTCAGCAAACTTATGATCTGGAGCCCAAATTTGACCTGACTCAAATAACGGCGCCACAGCATTAATCCTAGCGTGTTTGTCGTTTCCTTTGCTAGGTGTGTAATTTATAACAGGTATCCCCATTTTTCTCAACTCATAAGTTAAGGGCAGTCCTGATGCTTTTGATTCTATAATAACAGTTTCAGGGTTCCAGTATCTATACTGGTCCATTGCTGCACGTTTAAGTTCTGGAAACTCTAACCTTTCTTTTAATGCATCTAGCAGTATTAAATTAGCAGGTGAGTCTTGGTCTGGATAGAATACACCCCAGGTAGTTATTGCACTATAGTCGGCTGTCTCCTTTTTTAAAAAAGCTGTGTCATAACTTTGTATAATATGTTGCAAAGGTGGTATGTAATCTTTTTCCCACATCTGCCACCATTCTCTTTTGATAATAGATCCTTCTTCTGCTGTTGGATTTTGCATCCACTGCGCGTTCCATTTACCAACACTCAAACTGGCTTTGACACCTTCTAATTCTTTTTTCTCCCAATACTCTGGCCACACAGGTTTACCTGATGGCATGATTGCAGGAAACTCTATGATATCCCACTTATCTGATTTTAATTCTTTTTGTGATTTTAATAACATACCAGTCAAGTCTTTCATGTTCCATCTGGTCATGACCACAACGATTGCTCCGCCTGGTTGTAAACGCTGACGTGGACCTGATGTATACCATTCGTAAGCTCGCTCTAGTGCAGTCACGTTCAATGCATCTTGTTCAGAGTGCGGGTCATCAATTATAAGTAGATCCGCTCCACGGCCCGTGATTGCTGAACCAACACCGGCTGCATAATATTCACCACCTTGTTCGGTTTCCCATTTACCAGCTGCTTGACTATCCTCTCGTAGTCTTGTTTTAAAAACTTCTTGATACTCAGGCGAGTCAATTAAAGTTTTAGCCTTTCGACCAAAACGTATTGCAAGTTCCGTGGTGTGTGTTGTTTGTATAATTTTAAGATCAGGTTTACGTCCCACCATCCAAGAGGGGAGAAGAAAGGACGCGAACTCTGACTTAGTATGCCTGGGTGGCATATTAATAATTAATCTTTTAATTTTACCCTGTGCGAGCTTATTAAATTTGTCAGCAATTTTTTTGTGATGCTTGCCCTCGATAAACTCTGGCCATACGTGTTTAACAAAATCTAAGAACGAGTCGTGGACCTTGGATTGCTTGGTCTTCTCGTTTAGCTTCATCGCTAATTTAAGGAATTCTTTTTGCGCGTCAGGCGGCAGCTTTTCAATAAAGTCTTGTTTCATAAAAATTTTTGCAGAATTTTTTGTAGTTCTGTTTTCTTCTCCATAACGATTTTACAGCTGATCTATCTCTAAATCAAGGCATACATACAAACCTATTGGGACCCCTTTTTACAAAAAGGGTGGCGGGGGTGTTATTGTTTTTTCTGTGGTGCGATCCGCTCGGGACCCCTCGAAAGCCGCGCACAACCTATAGTTGTGCGCTTTATTAACAGAAA